CACTTATATAAAGATAAAAATACTTGAATTATTTATGTATAAACACTTGCACACCGACACGGGATGTGGTGTAATCTCCTTGTTAGTTTTTGGAGATCGATATGAAAGAGCTAGTTCAAGAGGTTGAAGGTTGCATCAGCAGCTACCTGAAACGTAAGGGCGAAGAGCGTGAAGCTGCTCGTAAGAAATATCTTGCAGCGGCAGCAGAGAAGAACGAAGGCATCGAGCCTGTTTTGGGTTCGAGCGGGAGACTTCATGCTCCCGTAAACGGCTATGTTTGGAAGTGGAGCATTGGTCGTTACCCTCATGTGGAATGGTATGAGCGCACCTTCATGGCTGGCGAGTTTCTTCCTTGGAGCCGCGCAGAACAAAGCTTGTTTGGTTTCTTTAATATTTTCCCAGAATCGGGGAAAAGGATGGAGGTAGTGACTCTCAGTCAAGCTCAAGAATTTTGTAAGGCTTTCAGTTTGAGTGGAGGGATCAACGTAACTCACGGTCAGATTTGGGAAAACAAGGCCGGCGAAAAGGTTACTTACTTGTACGTCAAAACCAGATGTAAGGAAGCTTTCGAGATGATCGAGAACTACATACTGGCTCCTCGCCGCGAAGAGATGGCTAGGAAAGAAGCTGAAAAGGCAGCTATCTACGCCGCTGCTGAGGAGTGTCCTGAAGGCAGAGTCCAACTCACCGGCACTGTTCTGGCAAAGAAGCTCAAAGAAACCGCCTTCGGTGAAGTATGGAAGATGATGGTCGAGGAGGAAAGAGGCTTCAAACTCTGGGGCAGCGTCCCTCGATCTTTGCTAGGAGAGCCAGAACTCAAAGGTCAAAAAATTACTTTCACGGCAAGGGTTGAGCAGTCCCATGAGGAACCAAAGTTTGGTTTTTTTAGCAGACCAACCAAAGCTAGTATAGTTGAGGCTGCATAAAAAAGGGGGGCTAGAAGCCCCCCTCTGACGCTCTAAGACGTTTTAAGCCCCTTGGGAGGCATATAGGCCCCTCCAATCAGAAAAGCCAAACGAGTACCTCTCGCGGGCCTTGTATCTTATGTTACCAGTGTTGAAATCTGGCTCCATAGAAGTTTCCAGCGGAGTTCTTTGGAACATCTTCAGTCCTTCACCCATCTCAGTTACTGAGGTAAGAATAAAGAAAGCATCAGGGTCAGTCAGATAGTGATTGACCGCATAACCACCGGGGAGAACCCCTGTGTTTCTTATGCTGTTCAAGTCGTTATCTGCCGTTCCCGTTCTTAAAGTACTGTTGAGAATACGATCTGCAACAAACACCAGTTGTGGAGGCACAATCATCTTCGTCGGTTGGACGCTGATTAACAGTCCTCTGTCATCGGTGAATTGAGATATGCTGATCAGCATTGCCTCTAAGCTGGTCTCATTGAGGTCAGCCATAGTGGTTTCTCTATTCGCAGCAGTGCCGCCACCAGCCAGTGGGTGTGCAGTGTTAACCAAAGACACTCCGTCACCACCTGTGAAGCTAGAGCTAAACGCATTGTTTAATACGTCAGCGCCTTTAACTTCTTTGGTGTTAGCCATCGAGTTGGCTAGGGCTTTAGTGTAGCGCTTACCCAGCGAGTCATAGAGATTGTCCTCGATGGCCTCGGCCGTAAGGGAAAATGCTAGGGCCACCGTTTCGTTCGTGTACCTACTGGTAAAAGACTCGGAGGCTGTGTCGTATTGAACACCTTGGCCCTCGGTCTTAACGGGCGCTGACCCAAATCCGGTAATTAGCACTTCCTCTTCAAAGGCCCTATCCGAAGTTTCCTGAGCGAAAATTTCCGAGAACTCCTCGGTGTAATTATCGTAGTTCAGGCCGAACAAAGCGTTCAAACCGGGTTCTAATTCTTTAGCAAGCTGTGCTCTTGAAATTGCCATTTAACTTACCCCCTTATGCCAAGCCAGCAGACTTCACGCCCATGATGTGGTTTTGAATAACCACTAGGACGTTTGTGTTGCTGCTTGCTACATCGTCATTGTCGGGATCTTGAGAAATGTCAATGGCTTTCAACGGCAAGGTTGTTGTCGTTGCGCCAGTGCTCACATCAAGCTCCATGTTTGATCTACCCGAAGCGGTATCACCCGTGGTGCTCTGGTCAATTACGTCAAAATTGCCCAGCAAATCGGCCACGGGGAAGGCCTCGTCGGCCTGCACCTCAAAAACGACATTGGGATCATCAATGATAAACCCGATGATATCCGAAGCTGAGATCGATCCGGGGTAGTGGTTTGCGAAAACCTGTTCACCAGTTGTTGGGTCCGTGTATTGGACTCCGTTAAAAACTCCAACGACAGGGACAGTCGAGGAGGCAGCAGCTCGTTCAATACCGCCACCAGTTACTTGCTTAACCAAGTCGCCTTGGAAAATTTTAGTGCTGTAACCAGACGCTATTCTATAACGGCTTTGACCTCCAGAGAATGGTGCTCCTCCCATCATTCGGGAAGGGCGTAAACCAAAAGCGGCATCTTTATTCGCCATTTTTCAGTCTCCTAGTTTCTGCCAAAAGTTACACGGCTGTCTCTCTGTGGATCATACTTAACGTATCTGCCGTCACCACCTCTCATCTCGTTAAACATATTGTTATCGAGCGATTCAGTAGCCTCTTGAGTTTTTCGCGCATAATGAGCGTTTCTCTCATCGACAGTTTCAGTCGGCATTTTACACAGGAGCAAGCCATCGTTATAAATCACCCCGGAAAACTTACCGGAATCCATAGTTGGTAAGTCCCAACCCGTAGGCAGCTCTTCAGGTCTTACTGGTTCCCAGCCTTCCCTGATTCTGCGAGATACGTTTGATGGATCTGGCTTGCCAAGCATAGATTCTCTCACCCATCTGTAGGTCATACCTACTGGTGGTGGAGGAGTATCTAACTGCCTGACCTCTTCCCAAGGCTTACGCCTAACCTCTTTATCGTGCGTTAGACTGTCACGAGTCGATCTAGTGCTTTTTGTCTCAGCCATTACATTGCCTCTCTTTGTTGCTGTTTGAGTTTCTCTTTAGCCACAAGTTTTAACCAAGCTTCCTGATTCATGTTAGCCGGTCTCAACTTTTCGAGTCTGTCAATTTCTGATTGGGCAAAACGCACTCCATCATTATTTCCTTGTGTTTTCGTCCGACCTCCACCTACGGAAGCACCAGCCACCCGTTGCACAGTCGGTTTGCTGGTCGTTGACTCGGAACCTCGATCATTCTGGTTATTACCAGAAGATGCAAGATTAGGATAAGCTCTTTTGATTCTTTGGTCCAGAGCTTCATAGTAGTCATCCGAATCAGGCTCATAGCCCTCATGGATTAAATTGTTGTGGTGAAAGTAAGCAAATTGAGTCGCTTCACTATGCTCTTCGTTATCCATGTCACCATACCAAGAGTTCCTTTCATGCCATCGTGCCGCCTGTGGGGTTGGCTGCGCTGGCTGAGGTTGCTGCTGTTGAGGCTGATATTGCTGCTGATCAACGTATTGCTCTTGTGGAGCCTCTTGTTGTTTATTCTTCTGAACCCTGACCTTTTCTTTTGCGATAGCGATTTCGTTCTTCAAAGAGTCTGCTTTAGTTAAAAGATCAGCATCACCTTGTTGCATGGCTTTGCGGTAGATGTCATCGACTTGCGCTTCTTTTGCTTTGAGAGATTCTTCTTCTTTATCCAGCGCTTTTGATGCTTGCTCTTGGGCCACACCGCGCAAACGACGAAGCTCGTTGTCCTGTTGTTGAACCAGAGTTTCGAGTTGTTGTGCTCTTTCTTCGGTTTGCCTGTTTCGCTGATTGAGCTTATTGATCCGCTTTGTTACACCTTTGGTGTACTCATCTAATTCGTCTTGCGGCTGCTGCGCCTCTGCGTCCTCCTCTACTGAGATGGAGATGTTTTCTTCTTCTGGTTGTGTTTGTTCTGTATTTTCTATCATTGCAAAGTCTCAATATCATCAGGATCTAAAATCGTTCCAATAACATCGTCATCGTTTATGATACGAACTTCGATGCCATCCCCCACTCTAAATCGAGCGCCAGCGTAGCGACCAATGAGAACCCACTGGTTTTCCTCGCACCAGTGTTCCTCTCCGTACTTTTCTTTGTCGTTATAACAAAGCGGTCCCTTCTTAACCACCCAAGCACACATAGTTGCTAGAGACTCTTTATCGACAGTCTGCTGCAACAGTTCAATACCACCTTCAGTTTTTGTGCTTTTCTTTCTGATGAGAACAAGGATTCTCCAACCAGCGGGGTCAGGCATCCTTTCAATAGCGGTTTTTTCGATCAGGGTAGGGTCAAGGTACAAATCGTCTTCTTTGACGAAAGCTTTCTCAAGTCCTGCGTCCACGCTCACTCCTTAAAAAAATTGGCGATTTCAGCTTCGACCAAGTTTAACGAATGTATTTGACCTTGCAAGTTTTTGTAGTGTTCTATATCTTTTAGCAAACCATCCATCATGGTTTCTTGAATAGCTGAACGCTGCTCATCGATCAGTCTTTTCAACTGATTAGCCAGCTCAATCGCGTCCATTAGAGCGGGTTAAATTCTGAGTCGGTATACTTGAGACCTCTAGTAGCAGCACCGCCGCCTCTAGCTTGCTTAGTTACTCTTACCGCACCACCTTTTTTCATACCTCTAGCGGTCTTCATCGCAATGGCGACAGCTTGCTTTTGAGGCTTACCTTCTTTTTTTAACATACGAATGTTATCCCCGATTGTTTTGTCACTAGAACCTTTTTTGAGTGGCATATTATTTTTTCTTTGCTGGAGCTTTTTTAGCTTTAGCTTTTTTCGCAGGAGCTTTCTTTGGCTCTGGAGCAGCCTCCTCTACAGGCGCTTCTTCAACCACTGGAGCAGGAGCCTCTTCGCCAGCAATCCTTGCCATCTTTGCGGCGATTCTAGCCTTTGAAGCAGCTTCTTTTTTCTGCCTTTCTTCCTCTGCTTTGATACGCTCTCTGACCTCAGCGTTTCGAGCTTCTCGTTTCTCTTCTCTCAGCCTGAGTTGTGCTTCGACTCTATAACTTGTAGTCACTGTAATTACCTCCAAATTTTGCCTCCAACTCTAACAGCTTCAAGTTAGCTTGTTGTTGGAGCCTTTGCATCGCAACGTCGAGTTTATCATCAGCTACTGACTTTTGCGTACTCAATCGTTGTTTCGCAATCTCTGTTTCTAACAATTTATCCAAGGCTCTCGACTGCTCTTTGGCTTCAAACTGAGCCTGATCCACTTCTATTTCCTTGTCTCGCAAGGCGAGTTCTTGTTGTCTGATCTGAACCAGTGGATCTTCTGGGCTACCCTGACCAATACTAGCCAATAGCTCTGTGGTCAATTGTGCCAATATAGGTGCAGAGAACTGTTCTTGTATCACTCGCAGCTCTGCCATCATTTGCTGCACTTGTTCTTGTGGCACCTGACCGCTGTTTGCCACCTCCTGCATTTGCTGTATTTGCTGTTGAATCTCTGGCGGTATTCTTTCCTGCGCCATGTCAGCAGCCATGAACTGAAGATGCTGCATCATGTGAGAGATAATTAGCCCCTGCAAAGCCGGGTTAGTTTTCACTAGCTCTGTGAGAAACAAAGATCTATGCGCCTCGATGTGGGCAACGTGATTCTGGTTAGGAAATGCTTGAGCTGGCTGTCCATTCATCAAAGCAGAGTTCTCCAAACCAGCGTCCAACGGCATCGGCGGTTGTGGTTTTGGTGGTGGTGTCAGCAAGCTATCTATGTTGTCCACACCCAGAGCACTGTACATCCGACGATATGCCTCATAGATACCCTCCGGTCCATGAATCTGGGGATTTGATTGAACCAACTGCATCAGCTCTTGAGCCATCGTTATTCTCTGGCTTTGAGAGAATATGTTTGGGTCACTGACAGGAATTATGTCTACTCGACCATCAAAGTCCTGCCCTTTAATTTCTTGTGTTCCGCTGCCCGTCTGATATGGGTATACCGGAGGCAAGAACTCAGCAAAAACTTTCGCCAGTAGTTGAAACTCAAGCTTTTGGCTGTGGTGCAACCTTTTGTGGATTGCACTCATCACCTTGGTCCCTCTTTCGAGGAGCGCCACGGTGGTTCCCACTGGCATACTTTGATTCATGTCGCCAACATTCATGTCGGCTATAGAGGCAAACCGTTTGCCTGAATCAACTAACAAACCAAGCAGGGACATCAGCACGTTGCTTGGTTCTTTTATAGGAAGAGGTATCAGGTTCTCTCTCAGAGATGCACCTGTGGTATCTATATCTCTAAACTCTCCGGGCTGGAGTGGATCATCCTCATCACGAATTCTCATGCCTCTGGCTTTGAATCCTGCTGGCAAATTAGCAAGCGTCCCTGCATCGATAAGCTGACGCAGGATGCTAGTGCTTGCCTTAGCCAATCCACCAATCATGTGGCTGAGACCGGCAAAAACTTATACTGGATGAAATAGTTTACTTTCTGCTTGAGCGGATCTCCCTCAATGTAGTTTCTACGAATAGAAAGAACCTTCTGGCTAGGCTCATCTATCGTAACGATATAGGGAAGCTTCAAACCTGTTGGTTCTCCCATTTCGTCTAAATCTTCGAACCCCTCGATGTCGAGTATGGTGTGAACCTCGTAAACAACTCGGTCCCTGTCCTCTTTGTAACTTGGACCCATGCCCTCGATTTCGTCTATTTCTTCCTCGATCTCATCGCGGTTGTAGTTGGTGTAACCGCCCTTGAGTTCTATGTCTGCGTAGAAACCGGATAGCTGCTGCTTTCTAATTTCGTTCTTTGACATATTCAAAACGTGAGTCACTCGCTCCGCTGAGAAAAGGTCAGTAGATTCATATGGAACAATCAGGTCTTGCGGCTCAATAAATTTACTTATGGCTTTCTGCTGGGTAACGTCGAAATAAACTTTCTTGAAAGCTGAACCAGCTAATGGAAGATAAAACAAAAGCATATCCAGTTCAGAGTCGTACTCCTGCATGACATTCATGATGTAGTAGTTCATGAAGTTCTGAACTCTTTCTGCTTGCTGTTCTACCTCAGCAAACCTAGCTCCCACTATCTCGGTTTTGACCGGACCTTTTGCGGGTAACAATTCTTTGTAGGCTTGTGCCTGAAACTGGGTGGTGGCTTCTGCAAGTATCGGATGTATGACTCCGGTTGAACCCTGAAACGGGCTTGACCTCGCATCATCGAACTTCATGCCCAGATACTTCAGACCGTCTACATAAGTTTTTTCCCACTCACTACGGGACTCTTTGTCGCTGCGAATAGATGCTAAGACATCCTTAGCAAGAGAGTTTTGTTCAGTCTCATCGAGGTACTCAACCAGATTGTCGTTGAATCCAATCTCTGGTTGCTCAACAACCTCTTCTGATCCGGGTATGACTATTTCATCTTGCGTCACTACAATAGACGCAGCTTCTCGAATCGCCTCTTCTCTTGTTGGCTCTGGATCGACAAACATCTCGCGGCTGAGATTAGTGACCTCTGGTGTCTCTTGAGATATTTTTCTTTCTACAGCCATCAGTAATAAACCCTCCGGTCTCTTCTAAGCGGCTCCATCGCGTCTTGGTAATCGTCCTCTAACGCCACAAAACCGCCCTGTCGGAATCTCATTAGCGCCATTGTCGAGCTGTCACAATAGTCATCGTTGTCACCGAAAGGGAAGCTTGCCATCTCTTCGATCACTTCTTCCGCAAACTCTGTTTCTGGAACCCAAACCATACCAGATTCGAATATCGGCGCTACTGAGTTCATTCGGGCAATCTTATCCTGACCTCGGCTTGGTGTATACGCCGTTACCGGAATACCCATTCTCCTAAGCTCTTGGGTTAGCGGCGTACCTGATGCTTTCGCCTCGATAAGCACACAATCAGGTTCCCAGTATTTCCATTCTTCCCAAGCCAGTTTTTTAAGGTCTGGAAAGTCTAGTCGCACACGCTTGGCATCCAACAAAATTATCTCTTCGGGACCATCCTGTATCGGTGTGAAAACCGCCCAAGTGGTTACTGCTGAATAGTCGGCAGATTCTTTCTTACTGAACGCCGTATCATAACTTTGAATGACATAACTGTATGGCGGGACATCACCCTCCCATACATTCCACCACTCTCTTTTGACAATAGAGCCTTCTTCAGAGGTGGGGTTCTGCATCCACTGAGCATTCCATTTTGGAACTGGCAGTGATGCTTTGACGGACAACAGTTCTTCCTTGCTCCAGTATTCAGGCCACAACGGTTCCTGACTCTCAGGCATGATTGCAGGAAACTCGACCAGCTCCCACTTGTCGGCGTAGTCATCTCCCTGCTTCTTGAGCACCTGACCAACCAAATCTTTGGTGCTCCATCTTGTCATTACTATCACTACAATCCCTCCCGGCTGCAAACGCTGCCGGGGTCCAGAAGTGTACCAATCATATATGCTATCCATAGCTGTCGGACTGAGTGCGTCCTGTTCACTCACAGGATCATCAATCAAAAGGAGATCAGCGCCTCGCCCTGTAATAGCACCACCAACACCGGCAGCGAAAAACTCCCCGCCTTGTGAGCTGGTCCAGCGTCCTGCTGATTTGTTATCTGCTTGCAGTTTGAGTTTTGGAAAAACTTGCTGGTAATCAGAAGAGTCGATAATGTTTCGCACTCTTCTGCCGAAGCGAACCGCAAGCTCTGCTGTATGAGTTGTTTGTATGATCTTCAGGTTCCCTCGCAACCCCATCATCCACGCAGGGAAGTAAGTCGAGGCGAACTCTGACTTGGTGTGTCGAGGAGGGAGGCAGACGATTAAGCGCTTGAGTTTGCCCTCTGCAATCTTGTTAAACTTGTCTGCAATTATCTTGTGATGTCTGCCCTCTACAAAATCGG